GCGGGCGAACTCGGTTTCTTTCAGTGGAATGATGCGGTGGCCGTCAAGGGCAGCGAAGGCGCGCGTCTGCACTTTGGTGTTCGTGCGCAGGCGGTGTGGGCAATCATGGCGGACGAGGGCCTGATAGCGCCCGCCACGGCCGGTCAGTCGCCCGACTGCCGCTATGCCTTTTTATGCCACGACGCCTGGCCCGAAGAACGCGACGGCGATGAGCAGCTGGTGCGCCCGGCGGGCTATCGGTTCGGTATCCGGCCCGACCAGCTGACGCTGTTCCTGCTCGCGGCGCAGGAGGCGCGGTTGGCTGCGTTGGAGGCGGCGGCATGATCGACGGATCGGCGCTCGCGGCGCGGGCGATCGGGGATGCTGCGCGGCGCGACATTGCGAGCGAATGGGCCGGCCCCGAACCGGCAGCCGCGCAGACGCCGTTGCCCGTGCCGCGCGAAACCCGGCGCCGCATGATTGTGCGCAACCCCTGAACAAAGGAACAGCGATGACGATGATGGTGAAGGATCCCGGCACGCGCATCGATTTCGAGATCGACTGGGCGGCCGCTTATCCAGACGGGCAGGCGATCGTCGCGAGCGCATGGGCGGCGGCGCCGGGCGAGGAAGGCGGTCTGTCGATTGCGGGGTCGGCGCATGATTTGACGCAGGCGACGGTGACGCTGGCCGGCGGGGTCGCGGGTCATGTCTATCGCGTGACCAATCGCGTCACGATGAGCGATGGGCAGATCGACGAACGGTCGGTCGCCGTGCGGGTGGAGGAAAGATGATGGCGACGAGCGCGGTACCCGGCGAGATGCCGGTTAACCTGAACGAGGCGCGGAGTTGGCTGCGGATGGGCGCGACCACCGACGACGCTGTCGTCGCGCAGCTCGTCCGCGCCGCGACGAACATCTGCGAAGCCTTCATCGGCCAGTGGCTGATCGTGCGCGCGGCGGAAGAGGTGGTGCCGCTGACGGGCAAGGCGGTCGTGCTGTGCGTGCGTCCGGTCGTCGGGGTGGACGGCGTGACTTTGCTATCGCCGCAGGGCGAGGCGGTGTTGCCGGACGATCGATACGGGGCGATCATCGGGCGCGACGGCACGGCGCGGATCACGGTCCACGAGCCGGGCGAGGCGGCGCGCGTGCGTATCGCCTATCGCGCCGGAATAGCCGAGGATGCGAATGGCATCCCCGAAGCGATCCGGCAGGGCATCATACGCATGACGCAGCATCTGCACGACGCCCGCGATAGCGAGGGCGCCGCGCCGCCGGCCGTGATTGCGGCGTTGTGGCAGCCGTGGCGGCGGGTGACGTTGGGGAGCGGACGATGAGCGGCGCCGAGGGAGCGCTGCGCGCGCGGGCGCTCGAACTGCTCTCGCGCGACGAGGCGCTGGCCGGGATCGTGCATGGGATATTCGACGGCACGCCGCCGCGCGCTAGCGCGCCCTATGTCGCGGTGGGCGCGGCGGAGGGGGCCGATTGGGGAACCAAGGACCGGCCGGGGCGCGAGGTCCGCCTGACGCTGACCCTGGTCGGTGTCGGAGGCGCAGCCGACGATCGGGCGGCGGCACGCGTCGAAGCCGTCGTGGCGGCGCTGCGCGGGCCGGCGGGCGCCTGGTCGGTGGTCGGCGCGCGGACGATACGGACGCGGTTCACCTTCGCGCGCGACGGTGGCTGGCGACATGAGGTGGTGGTGCGGTGCCGGTGCCTGGCAGGATAATCCCGCCCCTTATTTCCATCGCACTAAAGCCCCTCCGCTCAAGGGGAGGGGCTCAGGTTAGTGGGGTCAGACCGGCGTCCGGGATCACTCGCCCGGCAGCGAGTTGTTCGATTTATAATCCTTGAACTTGTCGGTGAAATTGGCGTGGTAATCCTCGACCTGCATGTCGGCGTCTTCGGACGCGACCTTTTCGGAATCGCCGCCCGAGCGGCCGAGCGCGATCACCGCGGCGCGGAACGCGGCGCGTTCGGCCGAACAGTTCGCCTTGAGCGCCATTTCATATTCGGCCTCCTCCACCTTGGCCTCGAGCGCCTTCTTCATGTCGTCGCGCAGGCATTTGGTGAAAGCGGCGCGCGTCGTGTCGACCGCGGCGGTCGGTGCCGGCGCCATGGCGGCCAAAAGCAATGTCGTAATCAGCATCCTGCGACTCCCCGTTAGCAGTGTTTTTTACCCGAGGAGATTAAACGATGGCGATTGAAAATGGGAGCGATTTTCTGCTCAAGATCGGCGATGGCGAAATGCCGCCGACATACCAGACGGTCGCGGGGCTGCGCACCACGCAGCTGTCGGTGAACGGCGAAGCGGTCAATGTCACAACCAAGGATTCGGGTGGGTGGCGCGAGCTGTTGTCGGGTGCCGGGGTGCGATCGGTTTCGGTGAGCGCGGCGGGCATTTTTACCGGATCGGACGCCGAGGTGCGGTTGCGCGGCCACGCGCTGGCGGGGACGATCGACGATTATGAACTGCGCTTTGAAAGCGGTGAGCGGATGCGCGGGCGTTTCCTGGTGACGCGGCTCGACTATGCCGGCGATTATAATGGCGAGCGCAATTACACACTGAACCTGGAATCGAGCGGCGTGGTGGCAAGCCTGTGAGCGGCGCAAATATCGTGCGCGGCGAGGCCGAGCTGCGCGTCGGCGAGCGGGTGTTTGTGCTGCGCCCGAGCTTTGCCGCGCTGGTCGCGGCGGAGGCCGAGCTGGGGCCGCTGTTCGCGCTGGTCGAGCGCGCGGCGGACGGGCGGCTGGGGCTGGGCGAACTCGCGTGCCTGTTCTGGCATTGCGTGAGGGATCGGCCCGAAACGCTGACGCGCGAGGCGGTCGGCGAGGCTGTTGTCGAGCAGGGGCTCGCGGCGGTGACCCCGGCGCTGCGCGTGCTGCTGGGGCAGATATTGCAGGGACGGTGACGTGGCGGACGGTTGGCTGGGGCCTGCGGCGATCAAGCTTGCGGGCGTGATGGCGCGCGTCGCCGGATGGCGGCCCGATGAGTTTTGGGCGGCGACGCCGGCCGATGTGCGCACGGTGCTGGCGGGCTGGGCTGAGCCGGATGCCGACGCGTCCTTCGACGGCGCGGCGCTGGCGGCGATGATGGAGAGGTTTCCCGATGGGTGACGAGGTCGACGAAATGGTGGTCGCGGTGCGCGCCGACACCGGCGCGTTCCGGCGCGACATTGCGGCGCTGCGTGGCGAGCTGGAGGGGGCGCTGGGTTCTGGCGCCGAGGCCGGTGGGCGCGCGATCGAGCGGGCGCTGTCGCGCGCGATCGTCAGCGGCAAGATGGGGTTCGAGGATCTGAAACGGCTGGCGCTGTCGGTGATGGCGGACATTGCGCGCGCGGCGGTTTCGAACGGGATCTGCGCGGCGATGGGCGGCGGCGGTTCGGGTGGCAGCGGCGGCGGTAATCTGGTCTCGCTCGGCACCTCGATTGCGATGGCGCTGTTCGGCGCGCCCGGACGCGCGACGGGCGGGCCGGTGAGCGCCGGGCGTGCTTATCGCGTCGGCGAGCGTGGGCCCGAGCTGTTCGTGCCGACCGCGAGCGGGCGGATCGAGGCGCCGGGTGGCGGTGTGCGCAACATTGCAGTCACGGTGAATGTGCGCGGCGAGGCGGGGAGCGAGCCGCAACGGTTGGCGCAGACCGGGCGGCAACTCGCACGCGCGGTGCGGCGTGCGGTTGCGAGTGGAGAGGATTGATGGGCTGGGCTTTGGTCGCGGCGGCCGAGCCGTATCATCGGAAGGGCTGGCTGAAGCGGTTCGATCCGCGGTTCTGGACGGTCGATTTTGCGCGGCCGATGATGGCGAGCGTGACGAGCGACACGCCGGGGACGCTGCGTGTCGAGACGGTCTTTTACCGCAAGCAGGATCTGGCGGGGCTGATCTGGGAGGCCGAGGATCGCTGGGACCATCCTTTGCTCGCTTATGAGACGAAGCGCGATTTCCGGCATACGCAGCTGACATTCCGTTGGCGGTCGGGCGGGGTGAAGCCGCTCGATGCGCTGCACGGGCCGACGCTGACGATCGAGGGGCGTGATGCGGCGGGGGCGCCGCGGGCCTGGTATGTGCGGTTGTGGAACTATGCGGTGGGGACGAGCGAGGACGCGGTCGTCAGCCTCGATTTCGATGCGCTCGACGGAGGCTTCCTGCTGCCGGGCGAGGGTGATCGGGTGTGGGCGGGCGATATCGACCGGATGTTCATTTCGCTGGTGCCGCCGACCTATGATGGCGGCGACGGCGTGCTGGGCGCGCCGGCGGCGGGCTGGGCCGAGATGCGCGAGATTGCGGCTTCGGGGTCGGGATCGGTGCTGGCGATCGGCGATGTGGTGATGCCCGAACATGGGCTCGGCATCGCGAGCGGTTACGACGACAGCTATCACCTGACCCCGGCGCGGCTGGTGCGGCAGATCGTGCAATTGGGTTATCGTGGCGACCTCGTCCACTATGTCGGGATGAGCCATTATATGCGGCTCGAGGCGGCGAGCGGAGAATTTTGCGCGAGTCTCGCGGGCGGGGTGCTCAACCCGCCTTGCGCAGCGTGGCATGCGGGCTTTGCGGCGGCGTGCCGCGACGCGGGGCTGGGGGGGAT